CATTACGCTGAATCCAAGCTTGTGAGAAGTAACGACCAGTATATGGATCAACAGAAGCCAACAAACTTAAACGTTCACGCATTAATTCGGCTTCTTTGAGTTCGCTAAAGTTATTATCTTTAACAAAGTCATAAACAATACTTTCTTTAAACTGGTCCCATTCATCAGCGGTACAGATACCTTTCAATACACACTGCACACGAAGCGCTTGATTAAAGATATCAGAGAACTTACTACGTAAACGGTCTACAAACTTTGCAAACTTTAATTCGTCACGAGTAACTTCAGCTACACGACCAATCGAGAACCCTTGATTTGGTTCTAAACGAGAAATTGGTACTGATAATGATTGATACAGTTTCTTTTGAAAATACTTAACATCTTCTAACTCACCTAGATTTTGACCACCAGGTAATGTAGAAATCTCGGTACCTTTACCGCCTTCACGGCGTGGCAACCAAAAGTCTTCCATCATAGACAAGAATTTACGGTCATCACGAACTTCACCTGTGTTTGCATCATAGACAAGTTTGTTTTTATACTTGACCATAATATCACGTAGATATTGTTCTGCTTTTAACTTAGGTAAATTACCTACGTCAATGTAAAATATACGGCGCTCTGGTGCTCGTGAGATACGATAGATAACTGTCGCATCTTCAATCATGCGTAACTGGTTAAGTGGCTTGATTGCTTTATGTAGATAAGATAACACAACAGCACGGCGAGAGTCCATCAAACCAGAAACAACTGATATAATGGAATCTGTTGTAATACGAACACCAACGGGACCATAGTTACTTGAAGAACCAGTTACTACTTTATCGTTGAAGATGTAGTATTCGTTAAAGACATCTACAACTTCTGCACCAGTTCTTTCATCTTTCTTCTTTTTAATCTCACGCACTTTACGAAGTTTACGTGGATCGATATAACGTAATTCTTTTATACCACTAATTGGATTTTCTTTGTCGATGATAATGTTATAATACATTCTACCATCAATATAAAATCGGCGAAAAATATCTTGTGCCATATGTTTGTAATTTAACAAACGAAGAATTGTGTTAAATTCTTCTTTGATGGCTTTTTTAATTTTTTCTGGTTGCTCTAACTTATCCAAAACAATCTGTGTAACGATACCATCTTCATCTTGACAAATAGCCTCATTCATAATGTCATCGATTGCAGATTCAATTTCTGGCTGCATAGCCATCTCACGATAACGAGAAATGAGTTCAACCTCATTCTTTGCTGTGCCGTCTAAGTCAACATATGTACCATAGTATGCGGCCGAGGAAATGGTGAGAGCACCATCCTCATTTGAAGGTGGTGTAAAAGATGGTTGTAAAGATTGTTCTTCCTCGTTTTTTCTACGAGAAATCTCAAAACCAAAGAGAGAGAATTTATTTTGGGCTGCCATATTTTATAGATTCCAATTCAATTAAACATAAATGAGGGACCGAAGTCCCTCAAACAAAAACATATTAGGTAGTTGTATTTGATTCCCAATATTGGAAGGCAAACGTGGCTGAGTATTCTTCAATCACATCGTTTGAACCCCAATCTAAATCAATTGGTGCAATATCAAGTGGGAATAAACCTACAAACTTATAAGATTTCAATTCGTTACCAGCTTTACCATATTGTGTAACCGTTGCATCAACAGTATAACCGGTTGGGTTAACTGCTCCAGTATTACGAACATTGGTTGTATGACTATTGATTGTGTTCATCCATGATTCTAGCGAATTACGGATTACGAAATCTTCATCATTAATAATTTGTAATGTCCAGTCTGTGAATGTGCGATTACCAGCAAACTTTAATTCACGGCCAAAGTAAAATACCGGCACAGTACCTACAGTAGAACCTGGTAACTGTGCTGATTTTGCCATGAATGTTGTTTTTGCACCAGCGGCAGAACCGTTGGTTGCAATTGTTGGAAATGTCAGAGTAACTTGGAATAGATTGGGACGGGCACCGTCACCAATCATTTGACTTCTAAATTCTGCTACATTGAATGCCATTTGTTTTCTCCTATATCGTGGTTATTTATTAAGCTGCACCAACGATTGTTGTGAAGTCAACACCAGTTCCAACTGCAACAAAGTTCAACTGGATGAAGTTGATAGAACGAGCAGGCTTGATGTAAATATCTCCAACAAACTGATTGCTGTCAATTACTTGTGGTGTATTATTGGTTGTATCGCAAACTACACGGAAATCAGTAATACCACGGCGACCTTGAACATCACGGAGATATGGAGTTACCAGTGCTACAAACTGAGCACGTGTAAATTCGTCATTGAATTCGAACAACGAGAATTCAGCTGCACGAGCAATTGCTTTCTCAAGCACAATAAACAATCTACGAACATTGATACGGTCAAATGCAGATGGTTTGCTTTGTAAAGTTTTATCACCAAACAATACAATACCTTGACCAGGGAAAGATACAACAGGATTTACGCCTGCTGAATACAATACATCTCGTTGCGTTTTGTTTGGATTCCATGCCAACTTAATTGCATTTTTAATTTGGCCACGATTGAAACCAGCTGGTGAGAACCATGGGTCACGAACCGTATCAGTATTGACACATAAACCAGCAATGTCACCGTTTAATGGAACATAACGATAAACATTGTTGTATTTGTCATACATGTATTTCCAACCAGAATCAGCAACAACATACGAACTAGAACGAGCTAGTGATGTTAGATATGATTGAATACTTGTTGTTTCATTACCTGAATTGTTAACAACAGCAGAACTTGGTGGCGAAACAAATGCTACACAATCTTTACGAGAGTTTGCCACATTGTCGATAACATATTGTTGAACGTTGGCAGAAGCACCACCCGTTAACACTAATGAAATATCAATTGTTTCTTTGTTTGAGAACAAGTTGTATGCAGATTGTAAATTGCCTTCTGTTGGGTTTCTATCTGTAGCAGCAGTTAGATTTACAGTTCTGTTACCAGCAAGTGTTACGAAACTTTCAGCTGCTGTTTTACCCCAGCTCAATGCTGTGTTAGAATAATCAACTGGATCGGTAGAGTAAATATACTTAGACTGATTGAAAATAACTTGTCTGTAATAGTTTGTAGAACCATTTAAAGCAGCATCAAATCCTTTAGACACGAAACCATATGTTTCTAAAACTGTACCTTCTGTACCAGTAATCAAACCTAAAGCGTCTACAACAACAAGGTGTAACTCATCGTTAGCACCACCTGCGGCTGAAGCATATTCTGATGTTCCTGGAGCACTTGGGAAAAGTGATTTATAGTTCCAAGTATTAAAGTTGGTTTCATTATCACAAACATCAACAGATAATGAGTTACCTAATGTGCCTGGATATCGTGCTACGAAAGCACCAAAAGTGTTTGCATTATTGGCTGACAAATAAGCAGCTTCAAATACGTCAGAGTTTTTGATTTGAATATTAGAACCAGAGGCAGTAGCATTGTTGCTTGTTGCACCAACAGCACGAACAACACTTAAATTATTACCATATGCTAAGAAAGAAGCGGATGTAAAGAAAGATGTTGCGGAATTTGAATCTGGTTTACCAAAAGTATTAATTAAATTTAGTTCATTATCGATTAAGATAACTTTGTCTGCTGGACCCCATGCAAAAGTTCCAGCAAAAGCGCCAGCAGTAGTTAGTACCGAAGGAACGACTGTTGTTAAGTCTACTTCGGAAACATTTACGCCTGGAGAGAGTTGAAACGCCATTTTATTCTCCTTGAATTATTATGTGTTCTTGGCAGTTAAAATACCATACTGATATTTATGATTCATAGGATTTACAAGTCCCTAAAGAAGTTACGATGATATGAAGCATAGGTGTCGCCACCGCCTGCCACTTCCCATACATCACCACCTTCTACCATTAAATCAGTCTTTAAACCATCATCAATGACTGGTTCAGGAAGAACTTCCTCATCAATCTGGTTCATATTTTCTAACTGTATTTGTTTTCTTAAATCGTGGTTAACGATTTCTTTAAAGTATTTCTGTGTTGAAGCCCATGCAAATATAACTAAAGTCATCACTAAATCGTCATTGGCACCATCGGCAGCCGCAAAAGATGTCTTATATTGTTCAAAAGTGGTAAGTTCAGAATAAGTGTCAAAGTCATTAATTAATAACTTATCACCTTCAATCAATGTTTTAAGGTTAGAACAACCAATGGCTTTGACCTGAGGTGACATTTTCAGACCCATCTGAACACCTCTGGCAAAACCAGCTGACAATTGTTGAGGTTTTTTGTTACCAGTAAATACTTTCAATAGATTCTCATACTCTAAATCTGAATGAATAAAGTCTGCCACCTGTGGATTGTTGTTGATTTCAACTAATACATAGGCATCATTGTAAACTTTGGCAGCATTAACAATCACCGTAGGAAATAGTATGGGTGATATAGACGAACTGGCATAGGTGGCCACTTGTTTATATGGTGTAGATGATATATCAAATATTGAGAAAGCCGAGGAGTCTAGATTTTTACCTTCTGAAACGTCCACACAAATACAGTAGAGATGGTCAGACTTGGCTCCATTGACATTTTCTTTGATAGGATGTTCATAAATTTTCATCTTATCATGTTCAGCAATGGCATCCATGTATCTCAATTGTTGCAGTTTGTAACCAGAGATAAGGGTATTAGAAGAACCTAAGAACTCGGTTTCAAACTCTTGTGCAAACTGCCGTTCAGAAGTATTACGAATCGTTTCTTCTTTCCAAGCTGCATCACGACCTGGTACCATCGACCAGTGAATCTCAAAGTTTTTGTAGTTGTTTCGGCCTTCTAGTGAATCCATCCATAACTTGTAGAATAGATTCATACCATTAGGTGTGGAAACAATGATAATCTTTGATGACTTACCAGATGAGATTACCGGATAGACAGAGTTAAAGAACTCATTGGCAATATTGTTTGGCACGAAAGCAAATTCATCTAAGAATACAATGTTAAACGAACCGCCTCGGATTGCTGAGGATGATGTGGAGGCCGCAATGACCTTGGATCCGTTCTCTAGTTCTACGTTACCCTTGTTCCACGTCACCACACCTTGTTGGAGCCATTGTGGTAAATTCTCGTATGCCAGTTGATACTTGGCTAGAATATCACGAGCCAAAGAACCTTTGTTTGCCAGTACCGCCACATTCTGTGAATCGGTAAAGATAGTTGCCCAAAGAAGATAACCAACAGTTGTGGTAGTTTTACCAACCTGACGAGGACATTTGGTAATAACGAAACGATTATCTTTAAACAGATTAATCATTTCTTTTTGGAAGTCCCACATCTTAAAGTTGATGAGACCTTCATCCACGTTTACAATCTTAATGTAGTTCATACAGAAGTAAACTGGATCCTTAGAACACTTTACATACTCTTGTACCTGTTCTTCGGTGTATTCGTGTTGAACACCTACCTTTTTGAGTAGGGGGTTATCACGGTAAGAATCTTTTTGGTTCATCGAAATAAATCTTCTATTTTAATTTTGGCATGAGGTGAACCAGCGTCACCATGATAATCGGTGCCAAAGTGTGTAACCCAAGTGTCGGAGAAATTATTTAGTGGTAACATATATCTGTGACCAAATCCTACAGGAATGTTTACAAACATATTGCCTAGATTGGCTGATTCACGAATACCCCATGAACCTTTTTGGCCAAAAGAAAAATAATCGGAGTTTATATGTTCTTCTACCAATTCTTTATCCATAATAAACATACCTTGATATGGATCCGATAGTGAAATGAACTTTTGTTCTTCTACTGTAATTGTTGGCCGATGGCCTTGATGATGTGTGCAATCTAACGAGAACACTTCACCATTTACTTTTTGAACTCGATGAGTGGCAGGAATAAAATTTAAATTATTTCTTTTAAAAAGTTCTCTTGTTTTAATCCAATAATCAAATGTTTTCTTTTCTACTTCAATATTACCCTCAAGGTATGCAAAGTGTGTGTAGTCTGATTCGAGAAACTCTGGCATATACTTCTTGTGTTCCCATGTATGCCAGTATGGATGTTCTAAATCTACAACATGAATAGGTAAACTAGAATCAAAATTAACATTGCTGTTAATAATGAGTTTGATATTTGGTATAGCAGATAGTGTTTTTATTACTTCTTTGAACCGCTCTAATCTTTCTTCAACATAATAAAAACAAACATTCACCCAAAGTTTCATTCTTTTCCTTTAAGGAGTTTATTTAATTCAGCAGTAGAACCAACAAAGATTGCTTTGTCGATACTGGTGCCAGACTGTTTTTTCTTTTCTTCGTCCATGTCACGCATTTGTTTTTGTATAGCCAATAATTCTTTATTAGCATCTACCATATTTTTTAATAAGGTACCATATACCTCAAATGCTCGTGGATGTTGGCCTGCTTTGGCAATCTCTAGTATTTCTTCCATAGCTTCTTTGCCTTGGTCAATAATACCTTGTAGATTTTCTTTTGATTGTTGATAGGCATCTGTGAGGTCCTGTTTCAAATCAGGATCTCTGTAATGTTGTTGCAACACCGGAAGTGTTTCTTTTTTTTCTTCTGGTATTGGTGTTACATCAAATATATCTGCCAAGTTTTTATTCAAATCGTTCATGTTATTATATATTAATTATAAATTTGCGATAGCAGTTTGGAAAGCAGAATAGGTTGCAGCATTGGCTGTTATGGCTTTTAACTGTGCTATCGTAATTGTTGTATTGGCATAGTTGTAAGCTGCTTGTGCTAGATTAGTTGCATTTGTAATGTTGGTGTTTTGTGTAAGATTAACACCTTGAATTATAGCAACATTGCTCGCTGCCGAATTGGCAGTATTACGAGCAGTTTGGTCAATGTTGTTATCAGTTGCAGAGTTTAATGTTGCATACCCACCAGGCAAAGCACCATCATGAACGGTGATTGTATAGTTATTTGAATTGACGATAAGTTCACCTGGTGCACCAGTTGTATTTGCTAGTGTAGATGCAGGCAATCGTCTAAATTGTAGTGTGCGTGGCATTTTTATTACCTTTATTGTAAATCTGTTGGTTTCTGTTGTAGTGTTTGTAAATCATCTTCACCAAGTTGTAACATGGCATCACCAGCGAAATCAATTGGTAAATCTAAACCTTCAACAATATTTGGCGTTTCTGATATCTCGGTCACCACAACATATGGTGTTGCAGCATTGGCGTCTGTTGGTGTTGGTGTAGTATCTATCTGAACCAGTTTTTGTGCCACAGGTGTAAACGCTGTAAACGAATAGGCTGTAGGTGAAACACTGGATTTAATAGGTAGGTTAGAGATAAAATTACCTTTAATATCTCTAAGATATAATATATTATTATCAAAACGAACTACTTTGCCTGTTGCAACGGCTAAAGGTGCAGAGTATCCTTGGTAAACTATTTCACCAATTTGATATGTACCTACACCTGAATTATTATTCATTGTAAATTGAATTACATCATCTTCGGTAATTTGATTGTAGATAGATGTAATAGAATGTGTAATTGGACCACCTGTATCGGTTACTTTACCAAAGATATAACCTTTGACTGTGAAGTTTAATGTCCAAATAATAATACGGGTATCACGTTCATAGTTACCCTCAAAATCAATATCTTGTGTGGATGAATTGAGTACCACAGGAATGTTTTTCACAATACCCATTTCAGGTATCATGTTGAGTTTCATTGTATAGTCTGGCGTGAAGTAAGACAGTATGTGTTCCATAATCTGTGTGCCATCTTCAATGTTACGAACATACAGATATAGATTGAAATCAAAATTATATGGTACAGGATTATATTGTGATACGAGTCCTGTAGCCGTCTGTGCAAACTGTTTAGTATTTGTATTTTGTTTACGAGCGGCATCATAGGTGAAACCAGTCAACTCAAATGACATTTTTGGTAATGTAACTTGTGTCTTTTTGTTTAACTGTGGATCGGATTGTAGACGCATCACATAATCTTCTTTTGGTGCATATACAATTGGCACAATCATTCGTTGCGCTTCTGTTAAATCTGGATTGTACCGCACCAAAGTAATTTCGTTGAATAGATTACCAAAACCTATTACATATTTACGAAGCGCACGGTTATAAAATGTATTGGCCATTAGATGCTACCAAAAGGATTAGTTTCAGAGAAGTTTACAATTGAGTTGGCAGAATTTTCAATAACATAATTGTCATACGAATCATCACGCACAGAATCTTTTAATGGATCGTAATTGAGTAATGTGTATTGTGCATTACTTGTGGCACCAACAATTTTGATTGAGCCTTCAGCAAACTCACCGGCAATATTACTAACGACCAACACATTGACTGTTGAGTTATTGGCCATGCGAGTCCAACTTTGCACAATCGCCACAGCGGCTGCATTAGATTGTGTATTGGCAGCTGATTGATATACAATCTCGCCTTTTTGGTAATTACCTGTACCGGTACCCATATGTAAATCGATTGAGTAACTAGCTTGTTCGGCTGCAACATCAATATCTTCAACACCTGTGGCCAACAACTCACTGGAAAACTTGAATTTCTCTAAATGTAATTCATAGAAATATGGTGCTGGTCGACCTAATACGTTGAAGTCTTTATCTTGGTCAGTAAATGTAATCTCATATAATTCACCAACACCATTTAAATATGGTATGTAAACTAAATCACCTTCTCTTGGCCTCTGAAATGTATTCTGTGGTACACGCTGTTCAAAACTTCTCTTAGACATAATGACTTTGGTATGGTTTTTAATTTCAAGACCAAACTTAGAGAAGAATTCTTTTTCACCAGTATAGTTGAGTGCTTCAGAGAGATACAGTTCAATTGGAAATGCAGAAGTGAATTTCTTGGTTGGATCTTCACCATAGATTAAATCACGAGCTGCATCGTTATCATTAGGAACGTAAAAGCCGTCAAATCCCATAATCTTAATGGATTCGACCACGAGGTCCTCTACGAGCCGTTGTTCGGCATATCGTGAGTTATAATTATTGAAGTATTGTGAAGTTGGAATTTTAGATACCCACTTTCTTTAATTCATGAACCACTCAAGAACTCCGCCATAATTGTTCTCCATATCTTCTTCGAGGTCTTTGATTTCTTCCATAGCCTCTTCAAAGATTTTATCACCATTTAATACAACACCACCTGGCAATTGTATACCACCAAATTTTTTAAGATTTTCTCCCCATTGGCGTTTAATCAAAGCGGTAGCGTAACGCTTTAACCAACGGTCGTCCCATACTCGATTGTATACATTTGGATTGATAATCGTATAACAGTCAATGATAACTGGTTGGCCAACTGGAGCTTCTTGGTCACCCCATGCCCAATCAGCAAACAATTTTTCTGTATGCCTCTGATAACGAATTGGAACTTCACCAGTAAATAACTGTTCAAGCATACGAAGATGCTGCAT